CAAGTTAAAAGTAATACCCGGTGCCAGAAACGAACGCCGCGTGCCGGGCGAGTTCCAGTACGACCAGCTACGCCCGTCTATGGAAGAGAAAGGTTTTCTGCCAGACAGCCCTATCCTCGTCGGCATTAACCACCGAGGCGAGCCCTACATCATTGAGGGCAATACCCGCGCTGCCGTTGCGCGCGACATAGGCATCGACCGCATTCCCGCCGAGGTTCGCTACTTCGCTGGCGGCGAAGGCGTGGAAGGGCCGATGATGCCCAGCCGCCTTGAAGAGTACATGCCGCCATCAGAACTGTCGCTCGACCCAAACTTTCAGCGGTTCTTTGGCAACAGCAAGCTCCGCGACGAGTATGGTGAGCCGCAACGCTTATACCATTCTACGCCAGAAGATTTTAGCGAGTTTAAGGCGGGCGGCGTCAATCCTGCGATCAGTGGGAACGCGATCTGGATGGGGCCTTATGCTGACTACCAACCTGCGTTTCACCGCATTTCAGGGCCCGGAGGCCGTCAATTTAAGGAAGGCACCAGAGTTTTGCCGCTCTACGCTCGGATGCAAAACCCGCTGCTTATCGACGACAAAGCTATGCAAGATTGGGCAAGTACGGTTTTTGCTGGTGGAAGCCGCGAGTTTCCACATCTCATGCCGCAGCACTGGGTCGATAACATCCGCTCGGAAGGTTACGACGGTGTCATGTACACGCCGCCGGAAACAGTTTCGCCTAGCGGTGAGACGTCAAAAAATCACGAATACATCGTCTTCGACCCCAAGCAGATCAAGTCGGCCATCGGTAACAGAGGCACATACGACCCAGACAATCCCGACATCAATATGGCGCGTGGCGGTCTCGCCGTTAAGTCACGTAAATACGCCGTCAAGAAAAAAGGAAAGTAACGATGGGTATCGGGTCACGTTTCGCTGCTAAGGCCGCTACCAAAGCTGCTGCTGAAGCTGCCGCTAAAGTCGCTGCTAAGGCGGAACGTGAAGCCGCCGCGCGGGCTGCCGCTAAGGCTGCGCGAGACGCTGCCGCTAAGGCCGCAAAGACGCCGCCAAAGGCACCCAAGGCAAAACCTGTCGTTAAGGGCATCGCAAACCCCATCCACGAAGTCGCGCTTGAGTTCGGTTCCGATGTCGCGCGCAGGCTCGACGGCATGATACCGCCAGACGCGCCGCTGGCAGAGTGGCGGGCGGCTGCGCAACGCTTGTCGGGGTCTGACACGCCAAACGTAAACACGAAACCCCCAAGCCCGTACTCTGTGCGTCCGGCGGACGTGGCAACAGACCCTCGCATAGAAAACCGTAAAGGCGAACTAGGCAAGATCGCCGACCTTAAAGTGGAACTGGCTCCGCGCGTTACCGATCCCGCGCCAGAGGTCAGCATATTCGATTATGAAGGCCACCCTTACATAACGTCTATGTCGGACCTCGCAGCGGCAGGCGACGACATTACCGCAATTAACGACGTAAGGTTCCGCGTTCCGTTCAGCCGCCGTGGCGGCCAAGACTACATGTTCGATAACCCCGGTTCCGTCTGGGCGTCTGACCGAGGTGTGGCTGACCGGCACGTAGAGTTAGCGGATGAGCTACAGCAGATGACGGGTAAAGACGTCATGCTTTTCCCGTGGACGATGGGTCCAAAGGCAGTGAAGTTCTCACACATGCCGCGCGGCGTCCAATACAGCTACGCCGACGCTGCGCTAGATGGCGCGGATCGCAACGCACTCGCCGCTGATATTAAAAACATCTTACCAAACTGGCGTGGGTTTGAAGACCCTGACAGCGCTGAAATGTTTATGACTGTCACCGGCAAGGCGCGCGGCGCTTTAAACTCATTGATGGACAAATACCGCACACGCGGCGGTCTTGGGGAAGGCGAAGCAATCTACGCCTCAACCGACCTCGATCAGATAAACACGCCCCTGACGACACTACGCAATGTCGGTATTATTGACCCAAGGTTCGGCGCATCGCCCTCGTCGCACTCGTCCTATAGCTACTCAATTCCCGGTCGCGGGGTGGGAAGATTGAAGGAAAACATCGGCGCTCTTGGGTTATCCCCTGACGTCATGGCGGCGCTTAACTACAAAACCCCGTTTGACTTTCCTGTAGGTGTTCAGCCCGGCACGAAGTCACCGTTGCGCGCCATGCAAATGAAGCCGCAAGGCGGCATTCTTGACTACGAAACGCTCAGGTTTCTTGAGGGTCTTCTGGAAAAAGATAAGAAATAGAGAACGCATCGGCTAAGTCAGGGCGGCCCCGCTCGTCCCGCAGAAACGAACGCACCTCTTCTTCCGTGGTGCGCCTGACGCGCTTGATCCGGCACACGGTTTCGAACCACAGAAGCTCGCGGTACATGTCCGTGTCTGGGCAGTTTTCTGGGTCCAATAGGGTAAGCATCAACGTCCGTCTCCCTTCGCTTCGGCGAGCAACGCAGCATAGGCTATGTTATCCTCGGCGCTGTCGGCGTGGTAGTCGCTGCGCGTAAACAGGCGCACCAGCTTGACCTGCTGCATAAACATCCAGCCCTCACTCTCGGTCAGGTCGCGGCCGGTGATGGCGTTGAAGGCCGTCACGACTTTGCCCATTGATCGCTCGCCGTCCAGCTCGTCATAAGTCTGCCCGCGCTCGTGCATCAGGGCTGCGGCCCGACCCAGCAGCTCGGCGGCCTTTGGCTCAGGCATCTTAGCCATCTCATTAAGTTCCTCGTTGATCTCTTTGATAATGTTCATTTCTTCCTCCGTGATTTCATTGCCTCTAATAACACTTCCTGCACGCTGCGCTTGCTTGATAGGCGCTCCATGACCACTTCGTCTACGGTATTGCGGGCGAGGATCGGGTACACCAGCACTGGGCGATCGTAGCCCGCCTGCTTCTGCCGCATGGGGCCAATGCGCTCGATGATCTGCATGTGCTCTTCTAAATTCCAGTTAACGCCGAAGAAGGCGAGAATGTTCCCGCCGTCTGCTAAGTTCAGTCCGTGCCCCGCCGACGCAGGGTGAGCGAATAGTATCGGCACCCGTCCGGCGTTCCAATCCCTGATCGTATCAGGGTTAGCGTCCAACACCCGACCCTGACGGAAACGAGTTTGTAGACGTTTGAGATCGTGCTTGAAGTTATAGGCCACCAAGACGGGCGCGCCGTTAGCTTCCTCAATAATGCTTTCAAGTGCGTCCAGCTTGGCATTATGTATCTCCTCCCACGCATTCTCGTCGTCTACGTACATCGCGCCGTTTGCGATCTGCAACAGCTTCTGCGTCCGCACGGCGGCGTTGGCTGCCTCAACCTCATTGTTGGCGATGCGCGCGAACATCTCCGTCTCCATCGACGTGTACAGCTTGCGCACCGACGGGATAAAATCAACGTAGACAGGCACCACGTTCGGCTCATCGACGGACAGCGCGCGGACGGTCAGACAGACGTCGCGCAGCTTCTCCTCAACCTCACGCTGCGAATGTTCGTAAGGCACGAGGCTGTAGCCGTCGTAGCCCTTGCGGAACCAGCGCTGCTCGAAGGCGCTGAACGTCTTGCCCAGACGCTCGCCCTTATCGATGAACCAAAGTTGGCCCCAGAGGTCTTTGACACCATTGGGCGCTGGCGTCCCTGTGAGGCCGATGAAGCGGCTCCCCTCACCGTGGACCACCTGACCCAGCAGACGCGCCCTAGAGCCTCCCTGACGCAGCCTGAAGGACTTTAGGCGGGTGAACTCGTCGGCAACCACAGTCTTGAACGGCCACGCGTCGCCCAGCTCCCTGCGGAGCCAGCCGATGTTGTCATAGTTAATGCAATAAATATGCGCGTCCTTGGCCACCGCGCGCTCGCGCTGCTTCGGTGTGCCAGTGATGACACTGACGGTCAGGTGCGACAGGTGATCCCACTTGCCAACCTCTTCAGGCCACGTTGTCTTCGCGACGCGTAAGGGGGCCAGCACGAGCACAGGGTAGACGTCGTCAATCACGGACATGTTGTCCAGAGCCGTAAGCGTGGTGACGGTCTTGCCGCCGCCCATCGGCATCCACAGAGCACAGCGCGGCACGTCGTACAGGAAGCGCATGGCGTCCTCCTGATAGTCGTGTGGCTTAAACGTCCGTGTCACTCTGCCTCCTCAAACTTGGGCCGAGCGATGAGCGTCTGTGGCGCACCGTTGCGCAGCTCGTGTGCCTTGATGGTGGCCTTCCCGCGCACCTTCTGGCCACGTTCGAACGCGATGCTGCCCTTGTAGACAA